CACCTTTCAAACCCCGTATATAACTCAAGTTTATCCCAGAAAAAGAGGGGGCGTATTGTAAAACCCACCCACTCACACTGACGCCCCCTTGGCCGACAAATCTATCCGAATTCACCCTCTATACAGCACTCGGGAAAACAGATAAAAAACTTACTTAAAAAAAAATGACTTAACTCAAAAAGATATCGCAAAATTATTTAATGTATAAATTTCTAGCATAAGTAATATAAAATTAGGCGTTACATGGAAACACGTAACGCCTGAATAAGACTATTCTACGTACACATTCCCGTCTTCAAGAACCTCATCCCAATTAATACCCTTAATAGACTTCAACTGATCAAGTTTGGTAAAACGTTCGCCCGGCAAACTTTGCTGCAGTTCTTTTATGTCCGTAGCAGTTTTAATTCCCACGCCTTTCAACACCTGAGTCAGTAACTGAGGAGGAGCGGAGTTGATATTCACGCGGTTAAAAGCAGGAACTTCCGGCTTAACTAATTGACGTCCTCGTCGTTGCTTCGAAGGAGTGGGTTCTGGTTCAGCCTCACGAACTTCCTCAACAACCTGATTACGATGCGCAAAGAAAACTTTACCTGTAGTAATAGAACGCACCATCATGTACTCACCATCGTCGTGAGTGCTGACAACTTCGATTTTGACACCATTAGGAGTGTAAGTGAACTCTTTAACCTGAGTCACAGTCATTATGTGAACAGCATCTGAACGGTATCTTACCTTAAACTGGCAGTAGGTGTACGGTCTAAAGGTAGGTGCCTTTTAACTTTCGTTTACCGGGTTTACCTGAAATCCCGGCGCCCGCAAGACGATTGCTGCAGGCAATTCCTTTTGCAGGTGACGTACTGAACGTCGTCGGCGAAACAAGTTCCAACATAAAAGCTGGCATGTCGCCCCGGCGTGCGGCAGCGCGAGGTATCGCAGTAGGTGGGACTGGGTTTGCCGCAAGTGCACTGCCTCCCGCCGATGTCGCCACGGTGGCACCAGCTGTGATCAGGTACGCAGCTAAGACTCAGGAAACCCCGGAGGTACAAACACGGCGTGAGTTGTACCGAAGTTTAGGTATCGCAGGCGCTGGAGCAAGCCCGGAAGCATTAAAACGAACAGCAGGAATGTTGGATTACGTCAACCCAGAAAACTGGGCTAGATCTCTGATAGACCTTGTGGAGACCGGTAAGACCTATAGCATCAATCCGGAAGATCGTTTGGAGGAGATCAAACAAGAACTACTGCGTAAGTCAATCGGAATCAGGTAAAAAAAAAATCCCCCTCCGAAGAGGGGGCGTCCGTCGACATCCGATTAAATGTATCAGGCCGAGGGAACGGTGGAGGTGTAAATCGAAGACTCCACCACACCAGCGGGCTGCAGGGCGACATCGGAGCGCTTGGGCGGCTCGTCAGGAACCAGCCAGCAAACTTCGCAGATTGCCAGAGCTTTGTCCTTACCGATGAGCTTGCCGGATTTAGCACGAGGATCGTACACACCGGAAGCTTGGGCGAGGCCCGAAGCAGCCGCACCGCCGAGGTTACGAACTGAGGACAGTTTGTAAGTAGTTTCGGCAGTCACAACGTGCATGTTCGCTTCATTCCAAGCGTTGGTGGAATTGAACGAACCGTTCTCGATGCGGCTGTTGGCGCCGACGATAGTGGCAAAGAAACCACTAGGGGTAGGGGTGCTGTTCAGACCAACGCTCAGAGCGGGGCCGAGACCCAGAGTGGGGGTAGCGGAACCGCCGCCCACGCCGCTGGAAACCACATCGCCGCCGTCGAGACGCAGACCCACACGGTACACATAAGCGCCGGAAGGCACAGTGATACCGTCGGCAATGTCGGAACGCACATCCTTGTGATAATCCGGCGAGGGGATAATCACGTTGGCGGTGGTGAAGGGAACGTTGTCCCCGTTCAGACCAGAACCGTAGGGCTTGGTGTAGTACTCAAGCTGGTTGACAGAACCGAGGGCCTGATAAGACAGGTCCACGTAACCGACAGCCTGCTGAGCAATCCAGCCGGGACGGAAAATAACGCCAACAGGACCGCCGACGGGTTGATCGACGAGGGTTTCGCTGGTGCCGTTCTCGTTGTTGTAAACAACGGACTTCTCTTCGTGCCAGTAACGAAGAACGTTGGTGTAGTTACCAGGATAAATCTTGGCAACCGAGATCTGGTTAGGGTTGATGGCCATCGTTAGTTACCTCCTCAAGCGTTAAAGGAGTAGGCGATGGTCGCGAAATCAGCGTTCAGAAGTTCGAAACCTGCGTACAGGCTCCAAATCATCATGATGAAACGGCTGAAATCGTCGTTGTTATTCAGCAACACCTGAGCATTGTTACCGCCGATGCCGACGCCAACGCTCTGGGGACCGAAGAACATACCAATTGCGCTCTCGTAAGACTTCGACGTGCCGCCGATGGTGGCAGTCTGGCTCTGAGAGGGCATGTTGGTGGATTCGAAGAAGCGAACGCCTTCGAACACAAAACCCGTGGGCATGATCGGCTCGCCGGCCACGAAGGTGGCTTGACCGAAGCCCTGACCCATGTAGATGGCAGCGTTGGGCTGCATCGAGGACATGAGGGGGTTGATCTGACCGTTGCCGGGGTAACGAGCAACTTCACGGAAGTCGCTGTTCTGGCGCAGGTGCATCAGGAAGGTAGGATCGCAGACGCAGCGATAGAAACCGTCCTGGTAGGTAGGAGTGTTCCGCTTACGCAGGCTCTTCACCACGCGCAGCAGGTCATCCTTAACGTCGAACTTAGCTTGCTCGGCGTTGGCGTAGGTGAGGCTACCAACGGCAAGATCGCCGGGGTAGTAGTAACCACCTTGGCTGTCGGAAGCCTGACCCTTGGAAACAGCTTTCAGGAGTTCATTGATGAACACCCGGTCGCGCCAACGACGGTAGTCGTCGAGCAGAGTCAGAGAACCGATGGACTGGTGGAAAGCGGTAAGGTTACCGGTGTCCAACAGCAGACGCTGAGCGGTGATCAGAGTCTCGCGAGCAATCTTAAAGGTGCTCGGCTGAGTGGGATCACTCGGGTCAGCAGGACCGGTGTACTCGCGGAGGGTCACGAGCACTTTGTCCTTAACAATGTTGCGGCTGTTAGCCGTGCCGATGGTTTGCTCGGCAGTGCGCTCCCGGCTTTCTTTCGAACCAGGATTGCCCCAGAAGCGGTACCGGTCTAACTGAACAGTCTGGCCGGGTTGCTTCGAGAAATCGTGAACAACCACGGGCTCAGCTGCCATCTCCACCACATACGCGGGGTGAGGACGGTATAATTCAGCGCCCAGCAGCTTCGGGAAGTCATTATCGACGAACAAAGCGTCAACCTCCGAAGAACTACATACTTAATTTAACTAGAAAACAGGCTGAACAAAACCAGCTTGTCGCATTTTTAGCGGTCAAATTGACTTTTGATTACTTGAATTAACTGTAGGTGAATAAGTGCGCACCATAGAGCGAACACCTTCAGGCAACTGATGGTAGATAGCCGCAAAGTTAGAGATATACGTGCCGGCTTTTCCGCGGTAGATGTACCGCAAAGCCGTCGACATCAGCCCAGGAGCTGTGCTGCGAACAGTCTCCGTATATGTTTTACAGTAAACAGGAGGGTTATACACCCACGACGCGCGAGATCCGGACGTGTCGTTGGTTGGATTTGTGAGAATGCCGCCTTCATAACGACCGTGAGTTACGCCCCCTCCTGTGTAACCCTGAGCAGCTGTGTTGTCGTCGGGAGTGTTGTAGGGAGTGTAAGCCTGAGACGCAGGAGCAACGCCATTGAAATAAGTAGATTGCCCTGTTGTCCTTAAGCCAAACTGGGGACCATAAGACGTGGAAACTTTTGCATTAGCGATTGTCGAAACACCCAGAGGGCGATACCCGACATAACTGCTTAGCGCTCCGCTCGGAGCGTAATCAACATCCGAATAATTTGTCCAGTACCCAGAAACCGCGCGAGGAACAGCGCGCCACTCGTTAGTGTTATACCAAAGCCCACTATTCGGAGCTCCGGGAGTGACGATACCGGTATCCGCGCCGGTATCCACAATCCCAGAGCTAACCACGATATAGCCTTCGTGGTTCGGACCGCTTTGAACCCTGTGAAAGCCGCTATCGTACCGCCAATTACTTATAGGCGTATACATATCGGCTTCTCACGGTTACATATAGTATAAAACTTTTAAAATCAGTCTTCAGAAA